GCTGTTTCTGCTGTCTTCTCCCGGCCGCCGCCTTCCCACCACTCACTCAGCGGGTCAGCGATGACACCATTCCACAGCATGGAGACCTTATCCTTCAGGCTTGCGTTTTTGAATTCATAGGAATCCGTGATTTCCGTGATACGCCCAATGGCATTCTCGAACTTGTCAGCGAGCCAGTCAGAGATGTTCCGGCCGATATCATAGATGGTGTCGCCGAACTCAGTCAGCGCACCGTCAGCCTCGTTCAGAAGCTCCACAACGGATCCGAATCCGCGCTTTGCTCCGTCCTGAAGGCCCTGGCCCCAGCGACGGAAAATGTTGATCTCGAAGGTATCCTCAATCTGGCTCCACAGACCAGTCACGGTCTCGTTGGCGGTCTTGTCCATCATGCCCTTGTATTCCATCATTCCGGACAGAAGGGCATCCAGCGCGACGTTGGATGCGATGGCACCGTCTTCGAGGTCTTTGGTCATTGCCGCGATACCTTCATCGCCGGTACCGTAGCCGAGACCTTCAGCCAGGTATCTCTTAGCAGAGATGCCCGCCTCTGCCAGCTGATTCAATTCTTCAGTGGACAGACGGCCCTTGGTCTTGATCTGAGCCAGCGCGGTAACGATCTGCTGAAGACCCTGCTCACCCTTGCCGGTAGCAGCTGCGGCATCGCCGATGGTCCTCATATCGTTAATGATGCGCTCCGCATCCCAGCCCATGGCCAGCATTCGCTGCGTCTGGGAAATGACCTCAGCGGACTTGAACGGTGTGGCCTTGGCGAATGCGTCCAGGTCATCCATCATCTGCTGCCCTCGGCTCTCACCCAGCAATGTGGAGAAGCCGATCTGCGCAGACGAGTATTGGTCCGCCAGGCTAATCGGTTTGACGACTAGATTCTGCGCCGCCAGTCCGGCAGTGATGGCTGCCACGAGGCCCTTGATGCTGAACAGCGTATTTTTCAACGCTCGTAGCGGCGCCGTTGCGTAGTCCAGGATCTTGACCGGCACACGGAAGACCTTTCTGGTCAGGTTCCGCAGGCCGTCACTCACTTTATTCAGTGTGCGAAGGGCATTGGAGTCCTTGAGTTCCAGGAAGGCATTGAACTTCTTCCCGGACCAGCTCTTGAGCTTATTCAGTGCCCTGGAGATCTTCGCGGTTGCCTTGTCGTCCACATCGACGGTGGTCTTCGTCTTCCGGAGTCCGAACTTCCGGAGGGTGGAGTCGAGCTTGCTCAGCTTCCTATCGACTTTGCTTGTTTCGGCATCGATGGAAGGCTTGGCCTTCTTCTTCGCCAGGTTGTCGATTTCACGGCCGGCTTCCTTGGCCTCTTTCTCAACCTTATCTAAAGCACGGGAGGTGGCCTTGGCTCCTCCGGTCGCGTTGTCAATGAAGCGAAGCTCCAGATCCATCGTGATTTTATTGGCCATTATGACGCACCTCCCTGATTATTCTTGTTGCTGAAATGTCTGCATTTTATTGGGGTGTCCCCCTCTTCCAGAGCCTTGCGGATGGAGGCGATCATGAAGGACCGCTCTCCATCCGTGACTCTGTCATTCCGTGTCCGGAGTCCCAAAAAGACACCGGGTTCGATGTGTAGGTTTTGGAAGGCGTAGTGTGCGTAGAACGACAGGCCGCCTTCCTCTATCAGTTTAAGACTGAAACGTCACATCATCCATTGCTTCCTCGTCTTCATCGTCGAGGCCGCTGATGTCAGTGATCTTGTCGAGCAGCTTGCTCTTGTCGCCCAGGGTCAGGATCTTGTCGATGCTCTCCCAGGGTTCCATCAGTCCGAACTTTCTCATGAATTCTTTGTTGCCCCAGATCTTCTGCTGGTCATCCTCAGTGGTAGCCAGGTAGATCAGCCAGCTCTTGAACTTGGAGTTGTCAAAGCCGATTTCGACCTTGCCGTACTTCTTGCCCTGGGGATGGTCCTTGAACTTGGTTGCCTGCTTACGAGCCTGTGCCGCATCGCTGTCGCTGATGGGATGGACGTGCAGCGTAAACATGACCTTGCCCTTGCGGGTAATGTCGAGCTCGTAGACATCCTCGTTCTTGAAGTCAGCTGCGTCGAACAGGGTCTGCAGCAGGTCCTTCTCTGCTTCGATGGGGTTGTTGGCCTGTTCCAGGCCGGTTACGTTTTCCTTTTTCTGGGTTGCCATAATGTTGTCCTCCTTAATGTTTTGGAAGAGGCCCCTAACGCAGGGGCCTCTTTATGGTGTTGCATTCAGATTACAGGTAAGTGGATGCGATGGAAGAGATGATGTCGGGGATCTCGTTCAGGGTGTAGTTCTGCTCACGGGAAACGATTTCGCCGGGAGTGACGTTCATCAGGCCGAAGTTGCCATTGGGCACGGCGTTATTGAAGGCATAACGCTGCTCCTGGCCGTCGGGCTTCTCCAGCTTGCCCTGGAACTTGAAGACGGGGAACTTGCCTCTCTTCAGGTGATCCAGGATGACATTGATGATGGGCTCGTCGCGGACAACGGACTCGGTGAATGTCAGATTGAAGGCAACGCCGGTGGGGACGGACTGGACGACGGGGTTGCCGACGTACTGCTTATCCACAGCGTTGAAGTTCATGCTGACGGAGAAGTTCTCGATTTCGAGCAGAGGAACGTTGACGCCTTCGTACTCGACGAACAGCAGGCCGTCAGTGCCCTTCATCAGCTCCTGGGTATTCAGTGTTTTCATACGTTACATCTCCTCTCTTAGGAATTCTGGCTGTAGCGGAACTGGTACTGCAGGTAGATCATCTCCAGGCTGTCGATGTCGTCAGACTGGATGACGAACCAGGCGCTGTCGCCCTCGTGGGGGTTGGCGGGATCTTCCATGAAGGTAGCGCCGGCGAGCAGCTTGCCCTCAGTGACCATGGCATTCAGCACGCTCTGTGCAGTCTGGATGATATCGGCGATGCCGTCGGTATCAGCAGACACGCGGCCGACCTTGGGGTTCAGCACGCGGTCGATGCGGTCGATCATCTCGAAACGGGTCTTGGTGCGGCGGATCTTCTTCCAGCCTTCATCCTGGGTACCGGTTTCGGGAGTGGTCAGGGTGTTGACACCGGAGTCATACCAGACGTTGCCGTCGGTGGACATGGAGATCATCAGCATACCGGAAGCGATGGCAGCTTCGTACTCAGCGAAGGTGCGGGACTCGCACAGGTCGGTAGCACCGTCGATGATCTTGTGGGTGATGCCCTGGTTGGAAGGAGTGGAAGCGATGACACCGGCAGTGTAGCAGATAGCCATCACGCCGTCCTTGGCATTGTTGCCGGTCATGTAGCCGCTGCCCAGGTAGACGACCTTGGCATCGTTGAATGCCTGTGCATGTGCCAGACGGATCTCGAAATCCTGGGTAGTGGGTTCGCCGACGACGGCCATGCCCAGCTTACCCAGCAGATAGGCTGCGTCCAGGTATTCCTGCAGCAGCAGGCTCAGGGTCATGTCTTTATCATCAGCCACGTCCAGGGCGATGCAGTTGTAGTAGAAGGGTTCCAGAGCGGCAAAGGCCTTGGAATAGTCCTCGTTGGTAACGGTAGGATTGACACCGCCGGTCAGCGCACCGGAAGCCACAGCCAGTTCCGCAACGACAGCGGCCGCGCCGGTCACGGTGATGTACTTGGACTTGGCGGTTGCGGCGATCAGGTTTGCACCCTCAGCCTTGGTATCAGCTGCGAACTCCCAGATCTCGACCTGAGTGGAGCCGACATACACCAGGAACTGCTTCTTGTCAGCGGCGCCGAGCTTTTTCTGGACAGCAACGCTGATGGGCATGGTGCCGACATACTTGGCAGTAACGGTCAGGCCTGTCGCACCTTCTGCACCTTCTACGAGTTCCAGGCTGGCAGCAGTGCCGCCGTCACCCAGACGGTAGGTGTAGACGGTGGATGCGCCGCCGTCAAACATGGCGGAAGCAGCAGGCACGGTGAAGCCGGCACCATAGGTTCCGGTGCCGTAGTTGTTGCGCAGATCTGCCTCAGAAACGTTCTTCAGAACCTTGCCGAGAGGACCCCATGCGGCCTGGATGGGGATGGCGCAGATGCCGTCATTGGCAGAGGCAGGCTTGGAGAAGCCGGTGTTGGTGTGGCGCTGGTATACGCCAGGGCGCTTCTTGATTTCGCCCTCTTTGAAGAAAATAGCCATGGGTTACTTGACCTCCTTGGTTTTGAACTTATCGACGATGGCCTTTGCCTCGGTGAAGGTGGCTTCTTTCTTGCCAGCCTTACGCAGGGCTACGACGACAATGTCGCGGTTGACGCCGAACAGCTTGTAGTTGGCGGCCAGCTCGGCAGCAGTATAGACGCTCTCAGCGGGAGCGGCCTTTGCCACGGTGGCCTTGGGATTGCTTGCCATTACAAGGTCTCCTTTCTTTCCTTATGGATGTGTTGGATCATTTGGTCGGTTTTTTGGTAACGGTTGATACCGTATGTAGCCTCTACGGTCACCTGACCAGTCTTGAGCGGGTCTGCGCCGTTGTCCAGGGTATTCCGGTCATCCACCATGATCGGGGATTCTCCGGTCTTCAGGATCCGTTTATCCGCATACAGGCGGAAGATGATCTCTTCTGCCACATCGTTAGCGGTTGCCAGATCCTCGGAGAAGATGTGGCCCTTGATGGTAGCGGTACGCCAGATGGTAGCGTATCTGTCCCGGATTCTTCCGGAAGGACCGACATGGAGGCAGCGCCAGTAGACCGCGCTTTCTCCGGGTCCGGGCTTCCAGGCGGGAGCAGGCAGCTCGTCATGGTTGATGACGTAAAGGCCGCCGATCTCGCTGGTCCACTCGTTCAGCCGTGCGATTGCATTCAGGCCGTTGGTGGTCAGGACAGGGAATGCCAGCAGGTCAAAGGAGACGGTGCAGCCGGTGACATGGTCAGTCGGCTGGGTGAAGTAGTTGGAATTCTTGAATTGCGCGGCTACCGTGAAGGTGCCGCTGGAGAAGAAGTACCCGTGGATCAGCTTGCGGACGATGGGCTCGATGTCCTCCGGGTACTGTTCATCCTCTTTGCACATGATGTCCACGGACAGGAGGCCGCCCAGGGTACGAGCGGGATCTCCCTGGATGTCCACGGAAAACACGATCCGTCCGTACTGAGGGCCGGACGCCCATCCAGCGTCCGAATCTGCCGGGGCCTCCTGATTGAAGACCGCCGGTTCATCAGCATAGGTGGTGAGGAAGTCGGTGAGTTCCGTCTGTGCGGAGAGGTGTGTAAGCAGCGCTTGTTCGATCATGGGGATGCTCCTTAGTAGTAAGGTTCGGAGTAGATCCGGACGATCTTCGGTTCCGCGTCTTTCAGGATCCGCTCCTGGTGGGGTCGCGGTGCCATCTGGCCTCCGGGCGTGCCCTCTTCCAAAACCTGACCGAGTAAGCCGATTTTGATACGGCGGTCGCTCTCGATTCTGGAAATGTAGGTGTCTCCCTCTTTGAGGGCCGTGGGCTGCCAGGAAATGCGGAACAGACCGGAGCGTGCTGCAGGCGGCTCGCCGGGTGCGGATGCGGTGTAATACACCTTTTTCCCGGGCACTCGGTACCGTCTGCCGCTGCGCTGGCCACGCAGGATTTCGAGGGAGGAATTGCGGAGCTCGTTGGCGGCTTCGGAGGAGCGGGCCTCCACTTGCTGCCGGATGCGCTTCACAGTATCCTCGATGGCCTCGTCCAGGGGGACGGAATAGGTGATTCTAACGCCCATTCACATCATCCCTTTCCTCGACCTTGTAGACGGAAAAGTGGCCCAGGCCGCCAGGGTCCTTGGGATCTCCCTTGACCATGAACTGCCTGCCATCCTCGTGCTCCAGGATATCGCCCGCCCTCGCCTGGTTCTTCGTCCCACGCTGCACGATGGTGTACTTCTTCGGAGAACCGACCTGCTTGTGCTGGTCGGTTTCCGTAGGATCCGTCTTGGAGATGATCCCGTAGAATTCACCCTGCGGTTTGAGCACGGATGTGGTCGGCCGGCCTTTTTCGGTCTTGCCGCCCTCCTTGCGGAGAACCTTGAACAGCTTGAATCCCTCACCGGGGCGGAGCATTGAGCGGAAGAACATGGGGATCAGCTCCTTCTGTCAGAATTTGCGGCGATTGGTGTGCATGTCGTTGTAATAATACGGGGTACCGCCATGGGGGCTGAGGCTTGCCGGGTTTCCGGCTACCGGCACACCCCCGATAGCGGCCAGTTCCTTCTTCAGGTCGTCCCGCATCTTCTTGAAGCGGTCGTACCGTTCATTCAGAGAGTAGGACAGACCATCGATACTGGTATTGACCTCGTAGGACAGCTTCATGCAGATTGCCTCCAGGCACAGCAGCTTGGCTTTGCGCCAGTTCTTGCCGTGCTTGGCGAGAATCGCATTGTATTCTTCGTCACAGAGGGGACTGACGATGCCGTCCATGTAGACGACGGTGTCGCCCAGCTCGAATCGCATCTGATCCATGCCGCCCTCTGTGATTTTTGAAGGGTCATAGGAGTAGTTGGCCATTACTGGTCACCTTCGCTCTCTACGCCCTCCTGTGCTTCCATGAGTGCCTGAGCACGGGCCTTTGCCGCTGTCTTAACAGTCTTGCGGGAATCGGCAGCATTCAGCAGGAACAGAATGTCGTCGCTGTCAATCTGATTGATGCGCTGTGCGGCACCTTCAGCATTGTCAGTGAGGACATCCATCGCAATCTGGATGCTTTCGGGAGACAGTTCCATTTCCCTGCCGGAGATGACCAGGAGAACCACGGTGGCATCGCCACCGGGTTCAGCAGGGTCCATCACAGCAGTAATGGCTTCGTCATTGACGATTGCCAGCTTGCCGTACTTCTCCTGGGTTTTCGGTTCCTTGACCAACTCAACAGGGATCTCGTCACCGATGTAGAAACGCTCGCCACCGAAGCTGCAAGGCATTTTTGCGATCAGCTTCATTGCGATTCCTCCTTACACGACGCCGGAGCAGAACACAGCCAGGTCGTCAGCAGTCTTCTTCATGTCGTAGGCCATCAGACCTTCGATGAACTCGGAGTGGGTACCGCCCTCACCCTTGAACTGGAACATAGGCATGATCTGACCATCGCCCAGCATATCCCACTGGAAGATGTAGCCAGCGGAAGGCTCACGCAGAGAAGGAGTCTCAGGCGCGTATGCCAGCAGGATGGCGTCGGGATCAGCGATGAACTGAACATCGGCCTCGGCGCCCAGAGCGGCAGGGTTGTGGATGGACTGCATGACAGTCAGGTGATCCATCTCGAACAGAGACTTCAGGGCATTGATGTTGACCTGAGCGGGGTTGGCAGAGGTACCACCGTACTTGATGCGGTCCAGGATAGCGGGGTGCTTACGCAGGGCGTTCATGACGTTGGCGCCCATGGCCATGCGGTTGGGCTTGCGGCCGGTCTTCTCCAGCATCTCCAGAGCGCGGTCAGCCACGAAGGTGATGGG